AGCAAAGATGCGCGTTGAAGCCGCCCGCAGGCTGTTCCCGTCGATCTGGTTCAACGAGGCCACGACCGAAGGCGGGCGCGATGCCCTTGGCTGGTATCACGAAAAGCGCGACGAGCAGCGCGGCATCGGCCTGGGGCCGGAGCATGACTGGTCAAGCCACAGCGCAGACAGCTTCGGCCTGATGTGCGTGGCGTATGAGGAACCGCAGGCAGCCAGAAAGGCTGCACCACAAATCATTTCTTGGATGGGCTGATGAGCGACAAAGACACACTTGCCGAGGCGCTTGAGCACTTCAAGCTGTCGGAAGAAGCAGAGTCCGAGAATCGCAAGGCCTGGATTGATGACGTCCGCTTTGCCCGCTTGGGGGAGCAGTGGCCCGATGGCGTGAAACGCCAGCGCGAGATTGATGGGCGCCCGTGTCTGACGATCAACCGCATGCCCGCCATGTTGCGTCAGGTGGTGAACGATGCGCGCCAGAACAAGCCCGCGATCAAGGTTCACCCTGTCGATTCTGGCGCCAAGCGCGAGACTGCAGAGATCCTCAACGGCCTGATCCGCAACATCGAGTACACATCCAATGCTGATGTGGCCTACGACACGGCGCTAGATCATGCCGTGACGGGTGGATTTGGCTACTTCCGCATCGATGTGGACTATGCCTGCGACGATGAATTCGACCTCGACATCAAGATTTGCCGCATCGCCAACCCTTTGACGGTGTACGGTGACGAGAACAGCACAGCGGCTGATTCCTCGGACTGGAACAAGGCGTTCATCACCGAGCTTTACACCGAGCGCGAGTTTGAAAAGCGCTGGAAGGGTGCGGAGAAATCCAACTGGGAATCCAGCTACCGCGATCTCCCTGACGGCTGGCGCGATAACGAGCTTGTCCGCGTGGCTGAATGGTGGACGCGCGAGGAAGTGCCCGCCAAGCTCTTGAAGCTGTCGGATGGCATGGTGCTGTACGTCAATGAGTACATGCGCATCAAGGACATTCTGGACGCGCAGGGAATCACTGTTGTTGGCGAACGAGACACCAAAACCAACAAGGTCAAGCAAAAGATCATTTCTGGCGCTGAGGTGCTGGAAGAGAACGAATGGGCTGGCAAGTACATCCCCATCGTTCCGGTGTACGGCGATGAGGTGATGGTGGAAGGCAAGCGCCATTGGATCAGCCTGACGCGCTGGGCCAAAGACCCGCAGCAGATGTTCAACTACTGGCGCACCGCCTCCACCGAGCTGGTCGCGCTGGCGCCAAAAGCGCCGTACCTTGGGCCAAAGGGCGCGTTCAACACCGACGCCAACAAGTGGGCTACAGCGAACAACGTGTCGTACCCGTACATTGAGTATGACGGCAGCGTAATGCCGCAGCGTCAGCCCTTTGCAGGGCCTCCGGCTGGAGCCTTGCAAGAGGCGCTGAATGCATCGGACGACATGAAGTCCACTATGGGCATCTACGATGCGGCATTGGGCGCGAGGTCGAATGAAACGTCGGGCCGTGCAATTTTGCAGCGTCAGCGCGAATCCGATACGGCGACGTTCAACTACATTGACAACCTGAGCCGCGCCATTCGCCATGCGGGCCGCGTGATGGTTGATCTGATTCCCAAGGTGTACAACGCTCCGCGCATCATCCGCGTGATCCACGAGGATGGCTCCAACGAGTCCGTGCCGATCAATCAGCCATTCACGCCAGACCAGGCCAAAAGCCCGCAGGCGCAGGCTTACGAAGCTGGCAAGACGCAAGAGACCGTTGACGGCCTGACGCGCATCTATGACGTCACCACGGGCAAATACGATGTGACCTGTGAGGCTGGGCCGAGCTTCTCGACAAAGCGCGAAGAAGCCGCCGCCCAGATGATGGAGCTTGGCCGCATGTTCCCGCCCATGATGCAAGTGGCCGGTGATCTGCTGGTGAAGAACCTTGATTGGCCTGGCGCTGACGACATTGCCGACCGACTCAAAGCCATGCTGCCGCCGCAGTTGCAAGGCCAGTCGCCACAGGTCATGCAGATGCGCCAGCAGATGCAGCAAATGGATCAGATGGCAAAGCAGGCTGTGGGCCAACTGAACCAGCAGATTGCGCAACTCCAGCAACAGTTGCAGCAGGAAAAGAGCCACGACGCACAAGCAATGCTCCAGGCCGACATTGACCGCAAGAAGCTGGAGATTGACGAATACAACGCCGTGACCAACCGCATGAAGGTCACTGCTCCGGCCATGACGCCGCAGGACATTCAAATGCTTGTCGTGCAGACAGTAAGGCAGGCGCTAGAGCCGCCGCAAACAGAACATCAACCGCCTCCGGGCGGTTTTTTTATGCCCGGTGAACAGCCCCCACCGGCCATGCCGCAAGGCTGAATGGGGCAGCGCATCGCTGAGAAGCGACCGCAGGAGCACAAATGGAACTGGAACAACCCTCCGGGGATTCCGAGGCGCAAGAACTGGACGCAGGCGCCGCGTCCGACGAACTGACTGGCTTGGAAGCCGAGTCCGAGGAACTCGATAGCGAGCAATCCCAAGACGAGGACGATGAGCTGGAGGAAGACCTCGATGGGGTCAAGGTTCGTGGGAAGAAAGAGGCCCTAGAGCGCCTCAAGGCCGAACGCCTGATGCAAGCGGATTACACCCGCAAGACGCAGGAAGTGGCCGAACAACGCAAAGCCGTAGAGGCAGAGCGTGAGCGGGTTGAGCAAGCCCGCGCATTTGAGCAGCAGAACCTGGACATTGTTGCGGACATCCGCGCAATGGATCGGCAGCTTGCCCAACTGAGCCAGATCAATCTGATGCAGTTGAGCGAGTCTGACCCCGTTCAGGCCCAGCGGCTCATGTTGCAGTTGCAGAACCTGCAATCCCAACGCGGACAGGCTGCAAATGCGCTCGCGCAACGACACCAGCATTTCCAACAGGTGCAACAGCAACAAGCTGCACGGCAACTGGAGGAAGGCAGGCAAGTCCTGCAGCGCGAGATTCCTGGCTGGAACGCCGACCTGGCATCCAAGCTGATGGAGTTTGGCAAGTCGCGTGGATACCCGGACAGCGTTCTCGCGAACGTGACCAATCCGCGCTTCGTGATCGATCTGTATCAGCTCTACCAGACGGCAGAAGCCAAGAAGAAAGCCACCACTCGCAAGCCGGTAGTGCAAGAGAAGCCCGTCACTCGCGTCAGCAGCGCGAGCAAGGCAAGCGCATCTGTTGACCCGGACAAGCTCTCCCCAGAGCAGTGGGTGAAGTGGCGCAACTCGCAAATCAGGTCTCGCAAATAAGACCTTCTTTCAACCCTCAACGCCGAGACGGCGCCAGGAACCAACATGCCAAACAGCATTCTTACCCCCACCGCAGTGACCCGCGAGGCGCTGCGCATCCTCCACCAAAAGCTGAACTTCGTCGGCAACATCAAGCGAGACTACGACGACTCGTTTGCCAAGTCCGGTGCAAAGATCGGTGACAGCCTCAAGATTCGCCTGCCGAACCAATACACGGTTCGCACCGGCGCGACCCTGAGTGCACAGGACACCAGCGAAATCAGCACGACCCTGCAAGTCGCCACGCAAAAGGGCGTTGACCTGAACTTCACTTCGGTTGACCTGACCATGAGCTTGGATGACTTCTCCAAGCGCATCCTTGACCCCGCCATGTCGGTGCTGGCTGCCAACATCGAGGCCGATGCGCTGTCGATGATGCTCGACGTTTACCAGAACGTGAACAACATCGGCTCTGCCATCACCTTCGGCAAGCTCATGTCGTCGCGCAAGGTGCTGAATGACGCTCTGGCGCCCATGGACAACAACCGATCCATTCTGCTGAACACGCAGGACAACGTGGATCTGGTTGACGGTCTCAAGGGCCTGTTCCAAGACTCCGCAGCGATCAAGGAGCAGTACCGCGAAGGCTCGATGGGTCGCACGGGTGGCTACGACTTCTACGAAAACACCCTGATCGCCAACCAGGCGACCGGCACCGCTGCTGCGGCTACGGGTTACACCGTCAACGGTGCTGTGACCGCCAACGGCTCTACCGCTGTCACCCTGGCTGCTGGTGCGAACACCTTCAAGAAGGGCGACGTCATCACCTTCGTGGGCTGCAACCGCGTGCACCCCGAGACCAAAGCTGA